AGGCTCTACTTGATAATCTTTGTAATCTAATATAGGTGATTGTGATGGTTGACCCAAGGATTCCATAGGGTCTCTCATTGATACCTGAGATTCTGTAAGGCTTACACCTCTAGGTGTATCCTTATCCGTAGAGGAATCCGAAGGCTGCGTTTGAGCCGTCTGAGTAGTAACCGAAGAAGAGACAACGTCCTCTGTAGGTGAAAGAGATTCCGAACCTTCTTTTTTTTTTAACCCAACAAGAGACTTAAAAGACACCATGTCTTTTTTATACCCCTTCTTTTTGGCATCGGAAAACGCTGCGTTTAGTGCATCAGGATTCGTTTCAAGAAGAGTTTTAAATTCCTCTATGCTCTTACCGTATCCTTTTGATTTAGCCACTTCATAACTGGCTTTTAGTGCTTTATTCTCTTCCATTATTGATAATTAAAATCAGTCTTGTGCTCCCCAATCAAACTCAGTCTCAGTTTTCTTCTCCATCTCAGTGAAACCTTGTAGGTATTTAACCAAATCATTAGGATTTCTAATTTCGCTGTTTACGTTCTTCGAGAACCCAGAGGTCACAGCGTTCAGCAATCTCTCATTGCCCTCATCGGAAATATTTGTTAAGACAAGTTTTCCTTCTTGAATTAGGTTTCCGATTTTCTTATTGTCTATATCGTTCCCTTTAGAAGCTAAAAGAGGCATGATTTTCTCGAAATCAGATATATCGGTGTACAACGCAGCGAACATTTCTCCATCTTCATTAACGAACACTTGACCTAAGTTGTACTCTTTAGGCTCTTCTCCTTCTCTACCTGTTTCAACTTTCACTAGGTTTTTAGGTAACTGAACACCTCTACCCTCAAATGTCATTTTGGTTGCACCATCACTCCATTCTATTCCTTCGTCATACTCATATCCTTTTCCATCTTTAGCTTTTCGGCTAACAACGGTAAGTCCAGCTTTATTTTCCTTCCCTGAACCATCGCTAGTTTTTACAGGAATCCTTCTAGTCAGTCCCTTAGTGTCTTGTCTGTTAAGAATTTCATCAGTGAAATTGTCATAAATAACTTTAGCGGTCTTACCATCTACAGTAAATCTAGTAGGGTCTCCCAACGAAGTGCTAGCTATGTAGTCAGAGCCTTTGATTAAACCATTGTCTTCTGCCCAAGTCCTAGCCACGTCAGAGACAACATAAGTAGATTCATCATCAAAAACAACTTCTCCCTTAGAAGTCCTGTACTCAGGTTTTCTGGAGAATATATCAGAATAAACATTACTCTTAAACTTATCGTTAAGTATGCTTCTTCCAGCGTCAGTCATCGTCACCCCGTCTTTAACATAAGTAGTTGAGAACTCATTAACAGGAACATTGTACTTGTTATAAAAATCTGTGTAATCGGCTCTTGGTCTAAGTGAAGATTTTTCTGGGATAGTAGAGTCTATCTGAGCAGGTGTCAATCCAACAAGACCTGATTCCTCATCATAGTTGGATTCAAGAAAAGATTTTGCCTCGTCTTCTGTCATTATATTGTTTTTGACAAGAGTCGAGTATAGTTCATTAGGGTCATAACCCATTCTAGCTCCAGAGAGTCTTTGACCATTACTTCTGTAAACATCCATTGTGCTCACCATCCCAGCAACCATGGGAACCCTGTATGCTCCATCCGTTTCACTGTACATACCTTGAAGACCACCGTACTTAGTGTTCAGTCTTTTTTGACCTTCTTTCATTACAAGACCTTCGTTCTCTATAGTCTGTCTAGATTTAGAGCCTTCTGTGTAATATTCGTCAGGGATTTGACCATAATAGTCTAACTCAGCTTTGTCCCAAGATGAGAAATACCCTCCAGCAGGATTAGCCTTAACATAATCATAACTGGGAGCAGCAGGCTGCATATTTTGTAACGCAGCCTCTTTACTTATCGTTTCTCCAACAAGGTCTCTAGGTTTGAGTACCGTTGCTGGAAAACCTTGTGGCAAACCTTCAGCCATTCTTTATTTCTTTGATTTGAATGATTTCATTAACTTAAGGAAGTTCTTGGCTAATTCCCCGCCTTCCTTCTTAGCTAATTTAGTCATTTTTTTAATATCGTCAGGAGCAATCACAGTTTCTTGTCCTGTGAGTTCAATCATATTCCCAGAGTCTTTATCTCTAGCAACTTCACCCGTCTTAGTGACGAGTGTCAATGGGTTCTTATCATGTGAGTATGAGCCATCAGTAGTCTGTATCTTCATGCCATCCTTAGCGTAGGCTTTGTCCCAAGCCTTTTTTGAGAAAGGAATATAAGGAGTGGCTGCCGCTGCACTCTCTGCGCCTCCAAAGATGTTTTGCTGTCCTGCACCAAGTTCTCCTCTTGCTCCAGCAACATCGTTTTGCCAAACACCAAGCTTTCTGTCTTGTACCCTTTCTTCTGCTTGAGCAAGTGTACCCATAGCTCTCTTTCTCTCTTGCTCGTATTGAGCAGCCCTTTCTCTTTCTCCTATCCTTTCATTATCTAACATAGTAGGTAAGCCTCCAGCTAAAGTCCTTGAGCCTCCTTTACCTAAAGCACCAATTGCTTGTGAAGTTCTACGTTGTGCTCCCTCCTCCATGGTGTCCATGTATTCCCTAGAAACAGGCTCGTTAGCTAACTTCCTTAGTGCCGATGGAACAAAAATATCAGGCTGGTTCTTTCTCAGCCTTTCCATCTCTTTTTTCGCCCTAGACCTCTGACCTATCCCAAACAAGGATTGACCCAAACCTAAGGCTCCTTGAGCTATGGCAGCAGTAGCAAGTGCTCCTCCTCCTGCAAGATATTTTGTTGTTTTGTTTGATTTTTTTACTTTCATAGGTATTGCAAAGATAATAAATTATACGTTGTGGTAAGAGCTGTTCTTTGCTATAACATCTACAGCAAACAAGTCGTTTACATTTGTCTCACTAGATTCTAAAAGAACATCTAATACCCTGCCTCTCATAACGTCTCCATAAAATTGAGCTGGCTTGCTCACATACAAAAAGTCACCAACCGATATTCCCGACACACTGNTCATTGTGATTGTGNTTCCGTCTATAGCTGTTATAGTGCCTATTGATGCGTTATTTTCAAAAACNTCATCACCAACTGAGATTCCTGTTCCTGATTCAAGCCCAGNGAACACTACATCACTACCATTAACTGAAGAAACCACTCCTAGAGNTATGATGTTTGACGTTGTACTCCCTANGGTAGCAAATGGAATGTCTGAATAAAAGAATCCCTCTCTCTCTTCAAAGAAAGTGGTGTCGATAATAGTGGTTTGATTGTTTGTACCGTCTCCAAGGTTTGTTGACATTGTGGCTCCCCAAGCATTTTTGTTGCCCTCTAAAGATATTGCTTGAAACATCTTTACAGCAGAAGGCTCTTGGTTCATATACACACCAAGTCTATGTGGATACTGAACTCCGTAGAAGTTACAACGAGTCTCGTTAGAGTTGTGTATCCAGAACTCACCATTCAAAAATGAAATCATCTTAAAGTTCACTTTTCCGTAGAACTCAGGAATGAAGCTATAGAACGAAGTCCAAACATTGTTGTCTTGGTTAAAACCTATTGTGGTTGATGATGTCTCTCCATCCGCAGTGAAGTCTAAGGTAAACCCAGCACAAGACTGATTCTTAGGGATTGTAATAACCCCACTGGAGTAGTCGATAGTCGCTTGGGCATAGTAAACAGTGTTGTTTGCCGTGAGCTTCACTAAACACATAGTGTCTTTCTGACTAAAGTCGTAAGCCAAGAAACCATCAGAAACAACTTTCTCTAAATCCACAAGCAAGTTACCCCAATCTTCCCAGTTCTCACAAATGTTCTCCCAATTTCTAATTTCTGTGCTCCACTTTAAAGAAGGCTGCATACCCATATATATTGGAGACAAATCAACTGTTACATATATGTTGTTAATGTCCTCGCTTGAGTTTGGAATGGTGTACCCAACATCTGCTCCTCCNACCGAAATATTACCCTTGGTAATGGAAGGGAAAGAACAGACATATTCTGAATACTCTACGTCAGAGCCTCCATGAATCTTCACTCTATCGTAAAGGGTCGTGTATTCTTTTGCTTTATCTCTGAAGTAGTCAAATGCCTTATACTTAGATATTTGCGTGATGCCATCTCCACCAATTTTTAGGGCAGCTCCCCTCTTTAAAGAAACAAAATAATGAGTTCCGTTTATATCAGACCAGCTTTCGGGCTGATTTCCAATCCCAAAATCACCTAAGTAATAGGTTATAGATTCAGACAAAACATCATCAGTTAATGTTAACGTTGAACTACCTGAAGCAGATTCAATAATCTTTTTGCCCACGGATACAGTACCAACCTTTTCTTCTTGATAAATAACAAGGGTATCACCTCGCCTTTTAACGAGCTTTATAGCCCCAAAGGAAGACTCATAATCAACGTATGGGGTAAGTGATAGGTTGAACGAAGAAAGTCCATTAAAAGCAACGTCTGGAAAGTACGGCTCTGAATACCAAACACTAGCTTTTCTTCTTACTTGAGCTGAATACTCAGAAAAAGCGTTCACCCTACCCTTGCTCCAGTTAGCGGAGTCAAAGAAGTCAGATGCGTTGAAGTCCTCAGCATACAAGACAACTTGCTTATCTTTATCAACGACATGAGTGCCGTCATACATTTTTCTTGGCTTCCACCAAACATCACCTTGGTCAAAAAACCCAGCAGCAGTTTTAGTTTGTAAAACAACACTTGTGGGTATAGATGAGGTGTTTATCTTTTTTGAAAAGTAAACCCTCCAATCACCGTCAGTTTTCTCTAAAATATTAGAAACAGTATATGATGTTGAGTCAGATGAGGTCCCAGTCATAGTCACCACATCACCAATAACCAACGCTGGTCTGTCTGTGAAATCTAAGAATTTTTTTGAAAATACAGAAAACCCTGAGGGCACAACAGTAACGTCTTCTCCTTGACTCCTTAGTTGACCACCAAGAGTTCTGCCGCTTGTTCCCGCATTGTTAACGGGGAAAGATTGAGAAAACTCATAGAAGACACTGTTATTGTTTTCTTTTTGTGGGTTATAGATTTCAAAAAAGGCAGAGTTAAGTCCATCTGAACACCAAAGCCCAGAAGAAGAGGACGTGATGGAATCTGCGTTCCAGCCCTCTACATCGTTTTGCTTTAGAATCAAAAACCACCCCGTAGTAGAATCAATAGCACCTGTACCTGAGTTGTTTAAAATAGGGTTAGAAGAGTTGTTTTGAAAAAACTCGTAACCAGCTACCTCAAAGTCTATCCTTTGTTCAGGGTAAACCCTAGTGTTAAGAGAACTATCCCAGTAACTAATCACTCTAACCCTGTCACCAACTGCATACTGATACTCAAGGATAGACTCCGTGTCGTAAGAATTTTTCTTACCAGAGAAGTTCCTCATGCTAACGTATATGTAGTCAGTGCCAATCTGTGAGTTGGGGTTGTTTGGAAGACCCGTCTTGTAAACTCTAGCACAATTAAACTGTAAGAACCTGTCTATACTTGTATTGCCCGTGTAAACAAACTGGTATTGAGTAGCCCACAAAGGAGGAGTTATGTCTAAGCTCCAATCCATTTGAGTTGCTCCATACAAACCGTTATCACTAGAATTGCCCGACCTTTCGTTAAAGAAATTGACATACACACCACTCTCATCTTTCTTCTGAACTGTTTGACTTCTGTTTCCACGGTCTGAGAACACAATCCCAAAGTCATGTGTAGCACCTGATTTAAAAGACTGAATGGTGTTAAGAGCTTCAACATAGTATGACTTTCTTTGAATTTCTCTATTCCCTACTATCCAATTCCCCCCTATGTCGCTTATGTCGTTGCTATAATTAATAGTGGTGAAAATAACACTGGTTGAATTAAAGGATACATTCTTAAAAAGATTTAAACCTTTATTAAGCAGAGTGTTCCAAAACTTGTCATAGAAAAAACTAACTATGTCACTAAGCGTGTCCCCATTTTTTACCGTGTAATCAAAGAAGACTGATGAAATAGAAAGATATACATATGTCCCTACATCAAGACTGTTCCCTGAAAAGTCTACAGTGTAAACATCATTGTATTTGTTTTGTAGAAGTGTATTAGGGTTATATGTGGTCTCTTTGGTGATTGGATTTTCAACAATTTCAGCAGATTGCACAGAAAGGTGTCTAGGGGTGATAGTCAAGCCATCCTCAAGAACACCTTTTTCCAAGTTATCATATCCATCTACAGCGTTAGCCATAATGTTTCTTTTCCCCAAGTATTCTTGAGTTGCAGCAGTAATAGGAACAGCATCATAAAGCTTGTTGGTTTCTATTGGGTCAGAAACCCCGAAGTTCCCACTGTTATAAAATCTTATAACTCTATCCTTACCAACGTTGGATGTGTCGTTATCATAAATATCAAGTATCTTCCACTCACCTTTATTGCTATCTCTAAAAACAACCTCTATTTTACGACACTCTTGAGAACCATTCTTTATGGTTATATCTATAGCGTTGTAATCGTCACGACTATTTCTCTCAAATACATTTGTACGCAACAAGAAGTTGCTTATGGCTACCTCTGACACTGGAGAGAAAGCACTCGTCTCAGCGTCATCGTAGAAGTATCTGTATCTAAACTGAAACATACCATAGCCCAAGTTATTTATACCCCTACTGTTATCTATAACGACATTAACTGTCGGTGGAAATACAGGTGGATATTGAATAAGGTCTAACACTTGTTGGTCAACAGAGGTGTATCCACCGCCAGAACCGCTAGTGAAAGCTATTGCGCTCTCTACGTTTATCTTGGCTGGAGGGTTGACGTCATCAGTGAAATATAGCAACGTCTCACTATCCTCTACTTTAGTTATTGCGAACCCATTCACAAAAGCATTTTTCACAAAATTCAGTAGTGGGGTCTCTAAGACAGTGTTTATGCTTTGTGTGATGTCGTTGTAAACCGCTATCCTGTGGTTCCCTTGATTGTTCCAAATAAAATAGAATAGATTGTTATTTTCGTTATGCTCTATAGTTCCAATAACCTTATTCTCTCCTTGAGCAAGCTCATAGTTGACCTTTGAGTTACCAAGAGTGTTTCGAACAATACCTGCGTTATCATCCTCAGAAGACACCGTTCTGATATTCAGTGCATCATACATGTCTGTTTGGTCGTGCAACCTATCGTTGTCGTCCAAATTTAGTTTTAAAGGAGTCTTCTTAAATACAGCCAATCTTGATTAAGTTTTTAGTTTTTAGAACTTAGGAGACTGTTTGTTACCAGCTCTTCTAGCTTGAACTGCCTCGTATAGCTTAAATGCTTTCATTTGTTTTCTGGCAATTCTTTTTTGATTAAAAAAATCTCTCTTTGCCAAAACCTTTATGTTAGCGGGTACGTTACTCTTTCTAGCAATAGAATAGTAGAACATACCCTTCTTTATGGCTTCTTCAAGCCTTTGGTCTACCACAGGGTCTGTTTCCATTGTTGCATCAGCAACATACTCTAGGATTATGTAACCATCTGCCGAAGTATTTAACTTGCTTAACTCTATCCTGTTGTTCATTTCGTCCAAGCGATAGTACCCATTTTTGTTGTTTCCAGCAGGCACTCCATATAGATTAGCCATTCCCACGTTCTCATTTACCCAATAATTGTAGAAACATCCACCAGTGTTGTTGTACTCACTAGATGTATTGGGTGTTTCGGAAAGTATTTCCACCCCATCGGAATCAACCAGCTTGTTGCCATCTAAGTCTAAGATATAATCACCAGATATATTAAGAGAATCGTTTCTTCCGAGAACCTCTACTTCGTTTTTGTGCTTGTTAAGGATTCCTATCTTTGACACAGCAAAGAAGTCGTTGGGTAGTTCCGCATACAAGTTATTTTCGACAGGTATACGAACACTCTTCAGTGTCCCGCCCACTGTCTTTTGCATTTCTCTAAGAACGTTTCTAGCGAAAAGATTTAATTTAGACTTCAATACAGATGAATCAAAATCTAAACTATCCCTACCCAGTAAGTAGTCGTTTACAATTTGCGATAGTACAACTTTGTTTCTAGCCATTTATTATAGATTTTCTTGGTCTTCTTTTAATTCTTCTCTTTGAGCATAAGCCTCCACTTCGGGCTCTCTCATGTTTATTCCTAGGTACTGCAATATCTTTACAACAATCTTAACCTCGACAGTTTCTGGTAGTTCAAAGTTTATGCTCGTTGATGGATTATAAACTTCTTTTCCAAGAACATTAATTGTGGATATAGTTGGAGATTGAGTTGATGGACTTCCAGATGAATCAGAGCCTCTAGGAATCTTATAGTAAGATAGCAACACATTGGATGTGATTGAGTCAGGAAAAATCTCAACCGAATTGAAGTTAGATAAAGCCACTGGATTAACTGTTGACGGAGATGCTAACGAAGAATTTAGAACAAAGTCACTTTCTTCGTGCGAAATAACATCCACAGACTCAGTTCCAAACGAAAGATTAAGAATATATGCGAAATCATCTGGATATTCAAAAATATTATTGTTAGACAATGATGACAAAGAGACTCTTGAACGTCTTAGGGTCCTTAAGTCAGTTTCTAATGATTCTACTGAAGTGTATGCTCCCTTCCAATTAGAAAGATACCTTCTTTTGTTGTTGAGCATAAGCCTGTACTCTGCTAACATATCGTTAAAGACATCTTTTTGAGCGTTATCCGCGAATCTATTAAAGTCAGCATAAGATAAAAAACCATGCTGTTGCTTGTTATAAATGCGTCTTAAGGTTTCATATACTCTATTTACGCTTGCGTACATTTGTAATTATTGTTAGTAATGCAAAGATACAAAAAAAACAGCCCCCTTAAATAGGAGGCTGATTTTACATATATTTACTATTTGACTAACCGTCTATTCTACTTTCAAGGTCTTCAAATACTAACTGACCCTCTGGATTTCTTGACATCCACTCGGAAAAGAAGTCTAGCCAATCACGCCCAGATGGGATGGTTACTATCGTCTTCTTAGGATTCATGTAGTAAACTGACCTAAAATCATAGTCTATCTCACCCAGCTCTTTAGAGATTAGTGCCGTGTTTTTCTCTGTTTTAAACGGGTCTTCTAATGCTGAGATTATTTGATGTGGCTTATCAATAGCAATCATTGACAAACCAGCTCTTATCTCTTCATCAGAATGCAAAGGTACATTCAAGATTGTAGCAGCAGAGAACAAGTCCTCAATATCGCTAGAATTTATCATTTCTGTAGCTTTTACAACCATTTTAGAGAAGGATAGTTTTTCTTGAGCCTTTATGTCTGGTCTGTGCTCATAGAACTGAGCCTCTATGGTAGTATCCCTAAGAGGGTTAGATAAGTTCATGTTAGACATCCTGAGGAACTTTATCAGCAAAGAATCTCTCTTGTCGTTTAACAGCAAAGCTCCTTGTTTAAAAACAATAGGGTCTTTTAGTACAGCTCCATCTCCTTGCTTTGCTTTGAACAAAGAAGGCTGTCCTTTTATGTACCGCATCATTTGGTCTCCTAGTAAATACTCTTTGTCTTTGTCTTTTTCGATTACATCAACAAAGTTCAAGTACTGACTCAACTCTTTATCATCTTTCCAATCATATGGTATGTTTACCAGTTGCTCGGCTTTGAATAGAAACTCAGGTGGCTTAACACCCCTGTCGAAATCTTTCAAGAAAAATGTTACAATCCTTCCTTGTCGAGATTGACGTTTTTTTTCAACCTCTCTTTTAGACTTTATTTTTCTTACTCTGTTTGCTCTTTTGTCAAACTCTCTTTCCCCTTTTGTAGTTTCAGGGGTTTTTGATACCACCTCATCGGTAGTTGTTGGTGCACTTTTGGTGCGTCTTGCTGTTCCAGCCATTTTGTATAAAATTTAATAAAATAAAAATAATAAAAGGGGGGAGAAAAGACTCCCCCCTGATAAAGCAAAAATTTGCTATTTACTTACCCAAAAGAATCTGTTTGGAGCAAAAATCTCAAAACCTCTTTCGGTACGATAGTTACACTTAATTCCATCTACGTCATTAGTGTAAACTCCGTTAGCACCTCCAGTAAGCCAGTGCTCCATCATACGAGAGTAACCACCAGCCTCTTTGTAGCGAATTGCAATAGAAGGAATCTTAGCTCCCGTTTTAGGGTCTCTACCTACGTCAGTAGGCATAACGATACCTGAACCAGAGTAAGGGAATCCATCAGCACCTAGCAATTTAGGGTCGTTGAACAAATCATAAGTGATAATGTCAAAGTTGTACCCATTCTTGCGGAATCTATCGAATTCCAACTTCAAACCTTTTACAGTTTGGTCGTCCTCGAATAAACCATAGTTAAATCCTCCAGAGTAGTTTCCGTTTTGAGAAGCTAAAAGAGCATCAAGGTCAGAGCGAAGGTCAAACCCAGCCATCCACTTGTTATTCTTTGAACCACGGTACTTGTCAAGAGACTTAATCATTGCAGTGATGTCTGCCATAGTAATGGTAGAACCACCCAACGCAAGAGTCTGTCCGTTAGCTTGAATATCTGGAATCAAACCACGAGTAGAACGGTATCCGTCAGCTCCTAGTGAACCAGCAGCAGTAGACATTGTTTTTCCAAGCAACATCTCCATCTCAGCGTAGTTCTCAAAACGCTTACGTGTGTCATTCTCTCCTTTTAAAGACCAAAGGTATCCAGTCTTTCCGTCAACTCCTTCTACCTCAAACCAAGTTTGGTTAGTACCTTCAGTACCAGTGTAGAAATAAGCATCATCAATAATCATTACGTTATTGGTGTACTTGTTTACACGGGGAGTTAGNGTTTGGTCTGGAGTACGTCCACCCTCAAGGTTTGTACGTCCAATAGCAATAAACTGAAGTCCTCCGATTACAGAAGTTNCGTCCCACTCAGCAGAAGGCTTAATCTTAANCTCGTTAGCAGACAATGCGCTACCAGTAGAATCTGAAGTTTCGGTAACCAAGAATTGACGACCATCAGCAGCTTGAAGAACATCTTTCTCACGAGCGTAAGTGTATGAGCTATCCATAAACGCAGCGTCTATGGTAACTGTCAACTCAGCAAATCCAGAAGCAGGAGCAGTTCCAGCAGAGAACGTAAAGTTCTGGTGCAAGAAAGTCTCTTCGTAGTGAGAGAATTCAGTTTGAGCTACAGGAATCATTCTTCCCATGGCAGAAACCAACGGAGTAATGGTTTGAACACCATAGCGTTGGATTAGTTCATTTAAAACTTCGGGTTTGTGAACATCTAGTGAAGACACATAGTTGTCGTTAGTTGCTACCCGAACAGCAGATGGGGTTTTAGGAAACCCCGAAGGCAAAGTTACAGCCATTGTTTTTTAGTTTTTAGTGTTCTAGCTTTCCATCATTGCACGAGCAAGTTCAGATAAACCAGAAGCACCGATATTAGCATTATTTTCTCTTGGTTCAAGATTTACATTTTTGAGGTCTCGAACCACTTCCTCTTTTCCTTCTGAGCGTTGAGAAGAAGCAGCAGAGGCAATTATCTTATCTAAATTCTGAAGTGCTATGCTATGTGTAGCAAACAATTCATAATTAAAAGAACCATCCTCGTTCTCATATCTACTCATAAACTCGTCTGGAGTTACAGCCTCCACTGAAGAATCTTTATCCACAACAAAGTCAAACGTCTTGTCATTGCCGATGTCAAAAGATATGCTTTCAATAGAATCTGCCTCAGCCCTAAAAGAGCTCTTAAATCCTTCAGAATCAAAAACGTCTCCTTGAGTCTGTGGAGTGTTTTGCTCAGGAATCTTGAACGATTCTTGTAAATCTAAGAAAGAGCTTCTAGCCACCATGCCATCTTGCTGCATCTTAATATCTACAAGTTCATTCGACTCCTTTGCTTCAGCAATCTCCGTTTCATCCATTAAATCCTCATCAATCTCAACCTTTTTGTACTGATTATTGAAAAGTAATTTAACCTGACGGTCAGTTAGCTGCGGGTTGTCCATCTTTAACTTTTGCATTATCAACTCCTGTTCGGGTGCTTGCGATAAGTCTGTCTGAACAAAATCGTATTCTTCTTTAGTACGTCCTGTTTGACGCATAAAGTCGTTTAAACCTTTAATGTAATCGTTAGCGAATACATCTTCTTTAGTATTTTTCAAGGAGTCGAAGCCTTCCGCTTCAATCCCCTTTTCCTTCAAATAGTTAAGAACGCTTTCGTCTGTTAAAGAAACGGGTTCTGAAGAAGTCTCTACCACAGGCTCCGTAGGCTCAGTGGTTTCTGCTGTGGTTTCTGTGACAGTTTCTGCTGGTGCAGTGTCGTTGTTTTCTACCACAGGCTCTTGAGTAGCATCATCAGTGTTCGTTGTCTCTACGGGTGCTTCTTTTTGTGAACTTGTGTCTTCACTATAAGCTTCCCCAAAGACGCTTTCCATTATGTCATCCATTTTATATTGTATTTAATTATTCTCCGCAAAGATACAAAAGATAACATTAAGGTAACATTTTATAGTTGAGGTGTATACAGCATTGTTAATAACTTGTTAATAACTGTACTCAGTTTACCACCTTTTTGGTTGTTTATTAAAATAATTTTTTGTAACTTTGGTGGGAGGAGGATAATATTCCTTTCTACGTTGAATGGAGCAGTTAGCGACATTCAAGGGGCGCAAGAATAAACTTCCTTATTTATTTTTTTTGGTTTATTCGTCTTTGAGGTATACGGGGTAAGTAGTTTAGTTCACTTGCATAGGTATTACATCAATACCTTATCAGCGAAGCGTAGAAACCTAAACCCACAATCTATACCTAAAACAAAGAAAAAAACCTTACCACAGTCTATATAAAAGGAAGCAATGGTTTGAAAAGAAAAAAAGGTCAAGACACCTCTAGCCGAGCTGTCTTAACCTAAAAAAAGAAAGATTGTAATTAACTGATTTCTTTAGCCCTTTTTCCATTTGGTGCTCTTAGACTTAGTTTTACTTGGGCTCCATTTTTGTTTGTTAGCCCAGTAAGCCGCAGACATCTTACCTTTTTTAATATTCTTGGCGTGTCTGCTTTTAAAAGCTTCACGTTGTCCAACGGTTTGGTTGGTCTTTACTCCCTGTTGTCCAAAGCGTATAGTCTTTACTTTATCACCCTCTTTAGCAACCACAATATGAGATTTGGTTGGATGTGAGGGTGTTTTCTTGGGTTTGTTGTATCCAGACACACCTGCCCTAGATAACCTACTATCTTTTTTCTTAGCTTCCACAGGAAGAACAATTTTCAGGGTTTTCAATATTGCAGGTGGGTTGCTCTGCGTTCTCTAGTTCGTTCACCCAATCATCAAAAGAATTTTCAGTCATGCACATTAATTGTTAAGTTATCACTCTCTACCATCTCCATCAATCTATCTATAGTCTTTTTACTGTTTACCACATCCAATAATCCATCATTGTTTATATCATTGGTACTGCTACCGAGAGCAATACAACCAAGCAAATCTGAGTAAAAATTACCCTTATGAATAAGGATTTCACTTCTGTTGGGTACATCCTGCAACCAAAAACTCCACCCATGCTTGGGGGATTTGTGACGTATGGATAAATATTCACCAACGGGAATACAACTGACCCTTCTCTCGTTATCCTTCCAAGGTAACTCTAAAGTATAACCATAGAACACTGGGTTGTTGTTGTCTAGTAAAGTGAACGACCCTAAGGTCTGCTTCTTGCCATACACACTCCTTAATATATCTAAAGTAAATCTATNCATGCAAATCGTNNAACTCTAACACCTTCTCACTCATCAGCCAGCTCATCAGCCAAATGATAGAGATAGCTAAAAATAGAGATATAAGGTTGCCATAAGCAAATCCAATAGCTACTGCCACAGACCAATGGCTTAACATCTTAAAAAAGTGTTCCGCACCAGTAGTCCAAGACAAAGTGTGTTTAAATACAAACCCAGTCCTTAAACTGCGTTTATTTTTAAAAGCGGTTTTTCTGTTCCACCAACTACCCCATCTCTCTGGGAACTTAGAGTCGTGTCCGTGTTTTTCAAGCTCTTTAAAAAAAACGTAACCAATTAGTGCTAACAAAGTGTATAACATATCTACAATATTAATTTCTGCCGTATGATAGTAATGAACCTAAGCCACCAACATACTCTATAAACTTTCTTTTTTGCTCACTCCTGTTCCATTCGTCTATACCTTGATTTTTTAACATATAATCAAAGTTGGCGGGTCTACCTACCCAATCAACTCCAATCAAAGCCACAAGCTTGTTGTCCTCATTGAAGTAAGGTGCTACTGCAATACTCACCACACCTTGTGCCTCTAGTGCTATCCTTGTAGCAACATCAGGTATTGAGTCCACGTTTTGATAAAACATTCTTTCGTGAATACACTCGTCTATCCACCAAGAGAACAAAGAGGTAGGTAGGTTGTTTAGCTTTAATGCTTGGGGTTCTATACCCGAATCTACCACCTCATACTCGCAACTCATTCTTACCTTGTGAGAACCATCAAAGTAGTTTTGTCCGTTGTGGAACCTAAAGATGTAAGCCCTATCCGATGCAGTCTTATGCATCAAATCATATAAGGCTTTGTTTATCAGTTTGCTCTCATCCACCACGCTGACCACAGGGTCTACATCTCTTGTCCTTACCTGCTCAAGGTACTTGACAACCTCCTCATTGAAAAAGGTCAACAGAAAAATAACACTGACTAGCAATAAATTACTTGTTTTCCAGTCCTTAAATCCCTCCCCAATACTTTTGAAATCTATTGCCATAGTACGCACATATTATCTTGGTGTAGAGTACACAGTTGCTTGTTAACTCTGTGTTATTATAGGTGAACTTTGACTTGCTGATGAGGTCGAGTATGTACCACCATCAATAGTATTGGTTTCTGTTTGAACTACACTGACATACTTCCCTGAGTAAGAACTATTGAACGTAATTACGTCAGAAGTCTGTCCTGATATTGCAGACCAACTAAAACCATCATCACTTATCTCCCACTGCCAACTTGTTGTTGGTGTTGGGTCTCCTGTTGCAGGTGCTGCCGTTGCCGTAGCACTACCACTTGTAGTCCAAGTACCACTTATTTTTGGTTGACCATCTATACTTGGCGGTGTACCCGAAGCACCTGATGTGATTTGCGGTGTAGATAGACTCTCAGAGGTGTCTGACCCTTCGCTATTTGTAGCAGTTTGAACCACCCTTAGGTAATATCCTATATCAAAGAAACTGATAACGTAAGTGCTACTATTGGCTCCAAATATATCGTTCCATCCTCCAACTCCACTAAAGCTATATTGCCACTGGAATGAGTTCGTAGGTGTTGGGTCTCCCGTTACAGAACCTGCGGTTGCCGTTAGCGTTTCTCCACTTTCAGGCGTTCCCGATATTGTAGGCTGAGATGTTATTGTAGGTGCTTCACCGCTTGGAGTATCTCCACCTAATGTATTTTTGATTCTAGCTAAACCTAATCCTAATCCTAATATCATTTTCTAGCTCTGTTTTTGCTTTGACTTTCAAACCTAACAATCTTACCACCTTTGTGACTAGCGTCTTTTCTATCCCCGTTTCCGTATGTACCCTTGTCCTTGTTATAAGAATTTAATTCAGACCTATACTTCTTTCTCTTTNCTGTAGAATGGTACTTCTTGTTGTACTCATTCTTTTTCTTTCTAGCCTCAGGATTTGACGCAAAGTATTTAGCACTTTCGCTTTTTCCTGTAGACTTCCCAGCATTTCGATTTCTCTTTTTAACCTGCATTAGTAAGTGACTTTAATGGGTCTGTAAAGTCCTTAGGAGCACTGTCTTTGTTTCTTTGGTCAATCAGTTGGCTCTCAGCAGTCTTCTGCTCTCTCATCCTATTGTCCTTTCTGTTCTCCTTCTCTGACTCTATTTGCACATCAACTCCAGACTTCAGTTCTTGAATGTCAAAATTCTGAACATATTCTTGTTTTGATAGTTTTGATTTTTCGTTATACTCAAAAGCCATCTCTTTCATTTTAGCCTCAGATTCAGCCCTAATGATTTCTATTCTAGACATCGTTTGAATTTGCAACTCTTGTTGCTTTGCTTGAGCAGCCAGCATGGTTTGTTGCTGTATCTGCTTAGACTGAAACTCCATGTTAGCCTTGTCTTGTGCCATCTTCTCTCTCTGATACTGCTTTCTTCTAGCTATCAACAACTGATTCGCCAACTTAATGTTTTTGTTGTTCCCTCTAATCATTATAGCATCCTCAATCCTCAATTCACCGNTGGCTATCGAAGCTTGAATGTTTTGCTCAAGCATGTACTTCTCTTCTTCATCTGGCTCAATCTCAATAAACATAGCGAAAGAGTGAAGAGGTATGTTTTTCATAGCCTCAATAGTAGACTCATTCATTCTTCCGATGGAATCATTAAAGAAACCATTTTTATATTTTACAATGTCTTGAATAAACGTACACGCAATCTCAGCCGTTCCTTTTGTTATGTTTACCCAACCATTTTGAATAAACTTGGTGGCATTGTTTGATGCGGCTAAGGCGAGCTTCTGAACACCAACTAAAGCCTCGCTAGAAGGCTGAGAGGCATCCCTAGCCTCGTTAACACCAGATACATCTCTTAACTGAGACAAGTAAAAATTGTAGGTCGTTATTAACGATTGAATACCTTGTATTGATACGCCATTTACAAGTTCCCTGAAAGGAGGCTGACCAGAGCTTTCGCCCTCTTCACCCTTTCTTTGATAAAACATATCCCCCGTTTGGTCATATACCTTTATCAACTCTAATGGGCTCCAAGCTTCCTCTCCGCCATCAAGGTTAATGTCAGTAAGACCGTCAATATCTATAAGCAAACCAGAAGGTCTCGCTTTCGCTACTAACTGTTGAACTTTTAAATGATTCAACTGCATTGCATCTGCAATTGGAATCATCCTCTCAACCATAGACTTGTTGTTCTGTCTGTATATGTTTGGTGAATAAATCCTAAAAGATAATCTTGCATCAGCAAGGTTATTGTTAGGTCTGTTCATGTTTTCTTTCTTCCCATAGCCAAACATAAACTTATTCGTCCCCAGAACCCACAGTCCTCCATACACATTCTTTATCTTTTGAGAAATCTTTTCTCTTTTGTGCTTTGAATTTTTAGGTGGATTGTAGTCTGACTTCCTTTTATAAGTTTGAAACGTACCGTACTTGGTAGCCTTTTTTTCGTAAGTAACCTTGTCCGTTGACATAAACTCAAAGTCCAAGCAAGTTACTTGAAAGCTATCGTAAACATATCGGTAACTATTTACACTCGAATTATAAAACTCAGTTTGACTCCACTTATCAGGGTTGTTGTTTTTTCCAGCACTCTTTGATAACTCCTCCCAGTCACTCTCTGAAAAACCAGAATCAGGATATTCTCTTTTTAGCTGAGCAATTGTTTTAACAACAATCTCTCCCACATGTTGTATGTTTCTGAAATCAGGCATTGTGGTGTAAGAATACACCAAGTTCTCAGGGTCAACCCTACGAATAACAACTCCGTTGTATGGGTCTAAATTAGTTCTAGTGGCAGCTATATCACAAACAATAAGGTCTTCTATAAGCTGTCTTTTTATCTCCTCGTATTGATTTAATTCAAAAACATACTTTATACCCATCTCGGTAGCAATCTCTATAGCTTGCTTAAAGGTCATGCTCATGTATAACTCAGCCTCCTCTATGGTCTCCAAGATGTGACCATCAACCTCAGGTGGATTGGGGACTTCTTCGTTAGACAATCCCTTCTTATTCGCAAAGTCTTTTATAAAATCCCTTTTACTTATTTTGTCAATAAGTTTTTTCCTGAATTTATTTCTATCGCTTACTGCTGAGTCATCTAAAGCCTCTACCTTTACTTCATAATCAACGCCCATCATTCCGTCAACGATTACGTCAACAAATTTTGGTATTATTGGTAGTATTGCTTTATTTATATTTATCCAAGACTTATCACCATTGATGCCGAGTCTGTCAAGGTACTGATTAGAATCTTGGTTCCCGTTTCGGTATCTTTTACTTTTCTGAAATCTAGAGCGTCTTCTGTTTGACAAGGTATCATTCTTACCTGTCCACTCTGCGTACATGGATTTAGCGTACTTTAATCCGTATTCTTTTTTCTCCTTTTCCTCAGAAGGAACTAATGTTGACGGAAAATCGCCTATGTTAGGTATTACGTTGCTCACTTTTACCTTTTAATATTAATTTCTTAATCTATTTGCAAAGATACAAAATAATTAATCTGTTACATTTTCGGTGAATTGATGTTAACTAACCCGTAATATTTCCCCTCTTTACAAACACCGCCTTTTTTATAACTCTCTTTGTTTTTACTGGGGCAGACGCACCCAACAAGCACAAACCACTGCTTATTGTTGCATCATATTTGGTTCGATTATTTATATCAAACTGCTTCCAATCTTCAAGCGTTCTGTTAAACGGCATATCTCCCATTTCTCCATTCTCCATCTCTCCTACATGCTTTAACACATATATCTGTATTGACTCAGCATGAGCGTTTATAATATCCTCACTGTTGGAGGGTACACCTTTTGTTTTAGAGGCGGCAGCTTTGTTTCTATTATGTTTTGGTAATGTGTGTCTGGGTCTATCCATAAAATATCCACCATATCCCCTTTCCTCAGCGTACCTTACTGCACCATATTTGTTGTTCTCAATAAGAATAGGGTATCCGTAGTACTGAGCTGCTTTAAGAACGTCTTCATAGAATTTAAATGCAGATTTAGGTCTGTGGATGTATTCTAACACAAAAGCTTTTGACGGAGCGTTGTCATCTATGCTAATCTTGTTGTAAACGTGAAAACCACCATCAGAACCCCTAGAGTCAATAGCCTTATCAATGTCGTATGAATCCATTCCACACAACCCTAAGTGACTATTTGATGGATATACTTTGTCTCCTCGGTAGAACTTTTGGTTTGACTGTTCTTTGCTTGGAATCCAAGATGTGTAGAAATTACCGTTGCTGGAAGGAATAAACTCTACATCTGATTCATAAGGCGTTCCCTCCCAAAAGAACTCTCCCCTGACCACTTTGTTGTTTAACAAGTTTTCGTTGTATTCTTGTTGCTCTTGAATACGTCCAGCATCAAAGTGACAATCTAAAGCACTCTTGTAGAAGGCTTCCTCAATAGTCCAAGGCATCTGTCTCTTTTCCTCAATAAGTGAAGAAGGGTTTCCTTCCTTAAGCTTTCTTTCTCGTAAAAGAAATGTTTTAGAACCCTCAGTAATCAACTCCCCATCAACACCCATAACGGGTTCTTTGGGGTCGTCAATAACCGAACCTCCGTACTCATCAATGAATCCCTCAAGCCCATCGTAAGCAGGAATAAATACACCCCAGAATCCAGAAGGTGTTTGTTCGTATTCGTTCTCCTCATCAAGAACACTCTGCATGAAAAAATCTTCATACTCCTCTCCTCCTTTTTCTAGTTCGTTCACCGTTGATGGTAAAAATCCATGCCCTACAATCTTTCTACCTGTACGAAGACACTTAGAGTGAATGTTCACAGTTTTACTTAGGTTCACTTCTTTCTTTAGTTTCCCAATTTCATCAAAAAACCACCTAAGAAGTTTTTTACCATCAAATGCATTTTCTGTGGTTGTTTTCCACCTTATGTAAGAATCAAGACCAGCCCCCTTGTTTATGTTTTGAGCACTTTCTTTTGTTCTTGTTGTGGGTTCAGTAAAGTCTATTGATGACGTTGGGTTGTTACCAGATGACGTAGTAGGTTGCAACCAAAAAGGTAGCTTTACAAAAGAAAACGCAAGCTTTTCTTTAAAGAAATCCTTTGCATCTTCCCCTGTTTTAGACATCAAACCTCCAATTGCATTTTTGGTTCTGGTTAGTGCGTGAAGAACGTAAGCTACCGCCATCCATGTAGCACCAAAACGCCTCGGCTTAACCAA